TGCTGTCTTAATTTTTCTTCTTCTAAATGCTGTTTAAGCAGAGCCACATAAACGTCTCTTTCCCAAGGAATCCAATTTTCAATCTCTGTTAATGAGTATTTATGATACTGCATCAATGCGAAATTTATTTTATAAAAGGATTCTAGGTCAATATGACTCATACTTACGCGAAAAAACTTGTTAATCCCTCCAAAACGACACTACTCTTTATTTTTGTTTTGGGATTAGTGACTTCAATCGTATGAGAAAGTTTTGGCATTGTTTCAAAGAATTTTTCAACTTCTTTAAATTGTGTAGTATTCATTTGATCCAAGAAATCAATCAATTCTTTCTGAGTGCAATCTTCAGATGCCCAGCACTCTTCTTTATTATAAATTTTATCAATACATGAAGCAATTAAATCAAATGAATTCTCCAAATTAGTTGTTTCGCTATTAAAATCAAAATTACTCTTAATAAATTGATCTAAGGATGGATATCTCAATTCCATCGTCAAGTTATCATCAAGTTTAATCTTATTGTTATGCTCAGGATTTTCAATAACCTTAATTTCATCCAACTGAATTTTTACATTCGTAGTTGTTTCTCCATCATCTGGACAAATTACACTAACTTCAACTTCTTCTCCAACAGATTTACCTCTGATATTTAAAAAGAGATATTCAATATCAAATGTTGGAAGTTTTTCTACTTTAATTCCTTTTGTGAGAATACAGTTATTCAAAACTGTTTTGATTGCATTAGAAACTTGCTTATTATCTTGACTTTCCAATGCAATCACTAATACCTTTTCTTCTTTAACTAAAAAAGGTCTATATTTGATTTCTTGTTTTGTCGAAGGCAACTCAATATCATATGATGGAGTCGCAATTTTTGGTAAAGGCATGATGTCCTATAGATTTCAGGTCTGATTATTTATTTGTAATTTAATGCTCTAGTATATTGAATATCTGCTGCTTCGATTGCATCGAGATTTCCAGATTTAAGGGATTGAGTATATTGAATATCTGCTGCTTCGATTGCATCAAGATTTAATTTTGATGGAGAAGATTTATCCCGTTGAGGATTCATAATTGGAACATTTGCAGATCCATAAATTGACCCTCCTGGATCAGAAATATATCTATCATATGAAAAAGTAACACTACACTTTAATATATCAGAATTTTCATAAGATACTGGCATAGAAGTAATATCAGATGGAAATGCATTTACAAATCGATAAGCAAAAGTTGATTTACTTCTAGGATCTTTTTCAAATTTTTCCAAATAAATGTTACATTTATAATTTGCTGGATAATGAAATCTAAACGATGATTCAGATCCACCTTCCTGAATTGCTCTTCCCCATCCATTTGGACTTGCAATAAACTTCATCCAATTTTCAAAAAATTTAAGCACATTATAATTAGAATCCACATAAAAAGTTAATTGCAAATCAGCATAAATTTTGCGATATGGAAACTTTTGAGTCACTCCATAAAAATCATTATTTACTTCAGTGGTTGCAAAAGTATTTCCAGGTAAAGCTGCCTCACAGCATAACATTCCAATATTTTCTTCATTAAATCCACCAATAATATTATTAAAAAGAAAGGCTCTTAGACCAACATTTGGACTACCCAATTGAGTATTTAAAGTTTTTTTAGAACTTGTTTCAGTCAAACCAAATTGTACATAATATTGTGAGGTTTGTGCGAGTGTTAAAAACTTAGAAATATAATCAGAAGTTTTAACTACTCTTTTATTTGGAATATTTCCAGACATCGGAAAAATAAATAATACTTAGTGATTATATACTATGTAGATGAGTTATAAAGGAAAGTTTAAACCGATAAACTATCAAAAATACAAAGGTGATCCAACAAATATCATCTATAGATCTCTTTGGGAATTAAAATTTATGAGATGGTGTGATGGAAATGACAGCATCCTAGAATGGAAAAGTGAAGAGTTTTGGATTCCATATGTATCACCTTTAGATGGAAGAGTGCATCGATACTTTCCAGATTTTTACATCAAAGTAAAAGATAAAATTGGTGGAATCAAAAAATATGTCGTTGAAGTAAAACCACTTAAACAAGTAAATGGTCCAAAACCACAAAAAACAAAAAGTAAAAAATATATTACCGAAGTTACCGAATATGCAAAAAATCAAGCAAAATGGGAAGCAGCAAGAGAATATTGTAAGGATAGGATGATGGAATTTAAAGTAATTACAGAGAAAGATTTAAATATATGAATAGAATTACCAAAGATATTAAGAAAAACATATTGTCATATTCAGATTCTGAAGACAGAATGATTGAAATTATCGATATTTTAAATGAAACGGAATTTATACCCGATGTTGGAAGTTTTTACACTTTCATATACTCACCAAAAACAGCAGAAATTGAGTATGACCAACATCCATTAGTAGTAGTTACTGAAATATATCGATGGGGATTTCGAGGATTCAATTTTCATTGGCCAGGTCCCCACAATTATACTTGGACTGAAATTGCTGGAAAATTGCATAAAGTTTATAAAGAAGAATTGAATACTCTGATATCTATAGGATATCAAAAATTTCGCATAAATATCTAAAAAGTTTACAATAAAAATGCCCGTGCCAAGTGGTGGTGGAACAGTATCGAGTACGGAGACAACATCTGGAACTCGTATTTCACTAAAAACTAAGTTTGCCGATGGGACACCAGGTACGCTACCAATAGATGTTAAACAGCAAGTAACATATACTGGATCAAATGCTGGTGCAATTAATCTTGTAAAGCCAAATATTGGTGGAGATATTACTCTTGCAGTTTGGAGTCCAACAAAAAAACAATGGGAAGTTAAGTCCGACAATAATTGGATTGGAGCCGGTCTCAATAAAGAACAAAGAGAAGATCTTGCAAAAAAATTAAACAGTGACGTTGCAACCAAATCTGCGTTGAGAAAGGATTTAGATGCAACAATAGATAAGTCATTAACAGAATCACAAAAAGATAAATTATTTCCAAAAAATACTGCGGCAAAACCAGAAAATTCTCCACCTGGAGGACCAAATGCTGCTGGAGGGGCGGGGGCAGCTGCTAATGGTGCTAATGCAGGAGGAAATAAAGACGAAACAAAATTTAGCGCAGAAGATAATGCTGCAATCAAAGAAACAATAAGCAAATCTGTAGGGGCTAGAACATCATATCAGCAAAATATTTGTAGATATCCACTTTCTGGTGCTGACCAAAATTCAAATGATTTTATTCAATTTGAAATGGTTAGATACATTCCAAATGATAAACTATCAGTTTTTGGATCAGGCACTGGTGATGGTGCTACATTTGTTTCTGGAGGGGGAGCTCAAACAGGTTTGTATGATGCAAATACAAGAGAAACAAAAGCAAAGATGGCACCATTAGCAACTATTTTTTTACCTGTACCTGGAAGTATGCAAGATAGCAATCCAGTCAATTGGGCAGGTAGTGATTTAAATGCTATTGAAGCATATGGAGCACAATTAGCTGCTGGTATTATGGGAAGTAGCAATCCTATTACAGGTGCGGGAGCTGCAGTGAAAGATGTTGGAAATAAACTAAAAGATCCAACAACATCTGTTGCCACACAGGCAGTAGCAATGAATACTATTATGAAGGGATTACTTGGTAAGAGTTTATTAACTCGCTCGACTGGAGCAATCGTAAATCCAAACTCAGAATTATTATTTTCTGGACCATCTTTAAGATCCTTCCAGTTTAATTATCGAATGACTCCAAGATATGCTGCAGAAGCAGAAGAAATAAAAAAAATTATTCGTATCTTTAAACAAGGTTCTTCTGTTAAAAAAGCAGCAAATGGAATATTTCTAGCATCTCCAAATGTTTTTAAAATAAGTCCAAAATTTGTAGAGAATAGACTTGAAAATGGCACTATTGTTTCCCAAAAAACAGTAGATCATCCATTCTTAAATAGATTTAAACTGTGTGCATTAACAAATATTGCTGTAAATTATACACCAGATGGATCTTATATGACTTATGCAAATGGATCTATGATAAGTTATGAAATGGTATTGAGTTTCTCCGAATTGGATCCAGTTTTTGATGATGATTATACTAAATTTGATGGTGATAATGAATCTTCCGCATCATATTCAATAGGTTACTAACATGTATTTCAAATCTCTGCCAAATATTGAATATCACACAAATCTTCCAGATAAGAATTCCAGTTTATCAACTGTAGTTGCTAAAAATTTCTTTAGAAGAGCAAAGATTCGTGCCGATATTTTCCAAAATGCCTCCTTTTTTACAAAATACTCCATCATTGGAGATGAAAGACCAGATCAAGTAGCAGAAAAATTTTACGATGATGCAAGATTAGATTGGATTATATTGACTGTAAATAATATCGTTGATGTATATAACGAATGGCCTCTGAGTCAGATGGCACTTTATAACTATATGTTAGAAAAATATAAATCTGAAGAAGGTTTTTACGATATCAAACATTATAGGACTTTAGAAGTCAAAAATAGTTTGGGAGTGGTTGTGCAACCAGCAAATTTGATTGTAGACACTGAATTTTATAATAAAACAATTGAAGATGCAGTTGCAGCTTTAGAATTTTATGATGAAAATATAGGAGTAATGATAAGAAAGGGTGGAAATGAAGTATGCTATCCAGTTACATTTAAAGAATATGAAGAAGATGTAAATGATAACAAAAGAAATATCTATATTTTGAGAAATAATTACCTACAAGAAGCAATTAATGATTTGGAAAATATTGCCACATATAAAGATTCTTCAGATTATATTGCGGATAATCTGAAGAAGACTGACAACATAAACCTCACAAATCCGTAAAAAAAGTAATAGGGCAAAAAAATGCCGGAAAATTTTTCCGGCATAAAATGAAACTAAATGTCGATTTTGGTATCACTCTTCAGCAAGACGCTGAAAGTAACTCAGAGCATCATCTTCATCTTCATCAACGGGTTGTGGTGCATTAAATGAAGGAGTATATGATTTCTCTTCCACCTCGGGAGTATATTCTTCATCTTGCACTTCAGGATCAACACGACGTTGGGGTTGCTTCGCACCAAGCACTTGATTTAAACGCTTTTCCAACTCTTCATGGGATTTGAAGTTAGCGGCAGCAAGAAAATCAGTAAGAGAGTTTTGCTTCTTCCAGATTGCTTCCAAAGCATCATCATCACTCAGAAGAGGACCGGGAGATTCAAACTCAGACTTATCATAATTCCAATAACCATCAACCTTACGAATCTTCAGTTTGAAATTGGCACCTTGCCAAAAATCAAACGGATTGATTGCTTCTTCATCTTCAAACTCTGGTTGCATTGCTGCCATAATCTTATCAAAGATCTTCTTACCAAACTTATAAAGAAATACCTTACCTTCATTCTGAGGATTAGTAGGATCTTTCACAACATAAATGTTGGCATAGTAAGAAAGTTTACGCTTCTGCTTACGAACAGTTTCCTTATCTTTTTCGTTACCACTATTCCAAAGTCCACGATTATATTCAGAAACTGGATCTTTTTGATTCAAAGTTGTCAAACTATTTTCAATATACCATCCACCTGGTCCCTGAAAAGCATGACTCCAAACCTTTGACCAAGGAAGATCTTCACCTTCTGGTGCGGGAAGAAAACGAATCGTAGCAAATCCATTTCCAACTTTATCAACTTCTGGTTTCCAGAATCGGTCATCTGCACCCGATTCTCCCGTGCTCATCTTTTCAACTTCCTTTACCAACTTAGAAGTGAGTGACCCAAGCTTGGATTGCTTCTTAAGATTTTCAAATGACATTCGTATTCTCCGTATTAATTGGATTGATTGGATTACTTGTGTATTGTAGCAGGAAATCTATGGGTGGTCAACCTGCTCTTTAGTGTTTTGTAGAATTTTTTCCATATTATCTAAAACCATATAGAGGTCTTCATCAAATCCCATCATCTCAGCAGATTTTATAATTTGATCTTGCATACACTTTGCTTCAGGATCATTTGAAAGAGTCATATGAGTATATAATACTTTTTGCTTCTCTATTAATTTTTCTACTAAAGAAATATGATTCAACTTTTCTTCCTGAGATAATGAAGGAAAATCGAATATTTTTTTGTAAATTTTATTTTGCAATTCTGAAATTTCAACTAACTCAGATTTTACAAATTCGGATTCAAAAAAATTACTCATCTGATTTCAATACCATTTTCTGAAGTATTTTCTTATAATTGAATATATCAATATTTAGAAACGGTTTATATTTTCTTATCCTAACACTTACAGATTTCCATATTGGATCTTGAATTTTCTTGTCAAAATTCTTTACATATGAAAATATCATATCATATATTACCATATTTTCTAAAGAAATTTTCCCACTTAAAAATTTTTTTAGTATTGGAGGATGTTGCTTCGAGCAATCAAATAAGTCATTTAGGTTGGTTGAAGACAACATATCCTCAGATTCTTCCTTGAAGATATATGATAGAGACTGTATTCTTTTTTGCCATTCTTTATATTTTGTTTCACCATTCCGAATAATTTCACCAATCCACAATGACTGTGGATCGTTTGCTGAAGAAAAATTAGCAACAAAAAAATTTTCAACTTCTTTATCACTTCTTTGTCGTGAAGTTTTTTCAAAGAAATAACGATCTTTACGTTTATAAAAAGACTCTAAAGATGCTCGTGATTTACCACAGTATTTGTGATAATCATAAGATTCTTTTGTGAAATGATTTTTGAATGCTAGGTATGTTTTATAGCAGTCAAATGGAGTCATTAAAATTTCAATACAGCTTTACTAGTTTTCTTTAAAAAATTTAATCGTGTTGCTTCACATTTAAGTTTTTCTTTCAGTGGTTTTGAAATCAACTTGGGAATTGTTTCCACTTCCACAGAATTATCTTCACAAAATTGTATGATTGCGTCGATGTAAGAAATTCTAAATTCCTTTACTAATGTTTCAATTTTTTGTGCAAACTTATCGGAGCACAAAAACTTTTCATCTAATGCTTTAATTACTTGTTCTTTCATCGGTGTTAAATTTTACAAATTCCTTAATGTATCTTACTAAGAGTTTAATATACTCTTTTTTATCTCTTTTGTCAAATACCTTAACTTCACCACCAGGAGTTACCATAATGGTGATTAATTTAACAACGGGAATCTTAGTCAACTCATAATATGCAGAAGCATAAAACATCTCCTGCACAAAATAGTTTTCCAACCATTCTTCAGGTTTGATTTTTTCAGATGTTTTGAAGTCAATTACTGCCAACTCACCATCATACTCAGCAATACAATCTACTCTTCCAGCAAGTCCAAGATACTCAGAATATAATGTTCTTTCAATTGCATGAATGTTGCTTATCTTATCAAGAGATTCTTTTGCATGATGAAACATAAACTTAGAGAGGGGTTGATAATTATCCCAATTTAATTCTTTATTCTCAAGATAGTCCTGACAGACTTGGTGAAAATCTGTTCCTCTTGCAGTTGCTTTACGAGTAATGTTGTTTGCCTTTTCAACACCCACACGCTTACGCCATTCTACAAAGATTTGACGATTGTAGAAACTTGTCACAGAAGTAATAGAAGGCACCCACTGACCATCAGGAAGATGGTAGAAGCGAATGCCATTAGTTTCTTTCTTCTCTAATTCAAGCTCACCTAAAAAATTATGATGAATAAAGGTCATAGATTTAGATTTATCTTTGCATGAATGTATTCTTTAACTATACCAGATCTCACAATATCGTCAACACCAAATTCAACCATATCAAAAGATGGCATTACCTTTAATACTCTCATAAAATCAATAATACCATTTCTTTCATAACTCTTATTCAAATCAGACTGTGTAGCATCTCCACAAAACATTATCTTAGAATTTTCACCGACTCTTGTAATTATACTATCAAGCTCATGAAAATTCAAGTTTTGAAATTCATCCACAATAATAACTGCATTATCAAGAGTTGTGCCACGAAGAAATGAAGTGCTCCAAAATTTAATAGTTTCTTGTTGCTTTAGATTTCCATAAAGCATTTCAAACTCTGCATCATTTGATAATTGAAACATATATTTCACCATATTCTTATAGGGAATTTGGTAAATATCTGCCTTATCATCATGTGTGCCTGGAAGAAAACCAATTTCTCTTGTCGCAACAAGAGATCTTACAATATAAACTTTTTCGTATGGAGTTGTTTCATTCAACACATCTGCTATTGCATTATAGAGTGTGATGAAAGTTTTACCAGTACCTGCACAACCATAAGCAACAATATTTTGACCCGTTTGATAAGATTTAAAAAGTGCTTTTTGATTTTCGGTAAGAGGCTCAATGTCTAAAAGTAATTCAGAATTTATTGGTTTTTTGCGTTTCATTTGTTTTGCAGTAAACCCAACTCCAATAGGTTGTTCGGAAGATGATCTTTTTCTTCTTGCCATTAGATTTTCTTTACTTTAGATCCTGGTGTTTTTGATGCTCTTTCTAAAACTTCATTCCACCCCGGTTTTCTGGAGACCAGTTTATTTCTCCAATCACCCACTTCCCCAGGAGTGGCACATCCCTCCGACCAATCTCTAGACCATTCGGGATTATTTGTATACCATTCAGTGATATCATGAATACTCATTTCAATCACTTTCTTTTCGCCAGTTTCCTTATGTATTATAGGATATATTGCCATTGTTAAAAAAATAATTTATAAATTTATTTATTCTATCATAATAGAACGTTGATATTCACAAGGTTCACAATCTTCACGAGTCCAATTAAGAGCAGAAGAGATTGCAGGAAACTGACAAGTAAAAATACAACGAATTGCTTCTGCAATTTTCATATGCTCTCTCTGCGTCCCGTGAGCACTGCGAAGGTCGATATAATGAATCCACGACCTAATGCTCCCAGACATATAGAGGCGCGTCTGAGTCGCTTGTGGAAGCACGAAGCGAGCACATTCCTTGGCAACACCATTTTCAAGCATTCTATTATAAAGTCTCAGTGAAGACTCAAAGTGCTTACGGATTTCTTCTTGAAGACTTAGTTTTACAAAATCTCCAAGATCATCTGTGCTATTTTGTCTATTTTTTGTATCTTGTCTCCGCAAATCAGGTACAGGAATTTCAAGTTGAAGTTCTGTACTGTCTGCATACCTCTGACTGAATTGCTGAAAAGTAAA